ATAGGAATCAGTTAATTTATTCCTCGTTTCAATTAATTCTTTTTCTTTTTTGTTCAGATTATCGAGCGCAGTATTGGCATTCCGAACAGCAAAAACCGCGGCATTTCCACCGCTCACAATGCCATTCCAGGTTTTCTGCCAAAAATTGGGTTCAGCTCCTTCACCATTCTGCAGGTCGATAAGTTGTTTTTCAATTTCAACCAATTTTTCTTTTGCAGCCTGTGCTTTTGCATTTTTCAGCAGCGATTCAGTGTATAAATCGGTCGCCTTTTTTGCCTCGTCGGTGTTTATTTTCTCAAGCGTAAGGTTTCTGAGGTATTCAGGCGACATTTCGTTAATGTCCTTAATCGCTTTTAACCTGGTTTCCTTAGAAAGCTTCTCATTACGCGCAATTTTGAGCAGTTGCTCCAGCTTCAGTTTTTCTTCGACAATGTTTTTCTGTGCATCGATGCTGACATCGTTAACGGCTTTCTGAACTTTTTGCGCTGTAGTAAGCCTACCAGAGAGCGAATACAGGGCAAAGCCCAGGGCGACAACCATACCTGTAATTAATCCAATAGGATTTGCCATGAGCGCTGCTGAAAAAGCGCGAAATTGAATAGAAGCCTTTGCCAGGTTGCCGCGTAATAATGCCACGGCAGCATTATATAATGCGATTGCGGCAAATTGGGCATGGTATGCAATTGCCTGAAGTTTTCCGGCAACGATATTGGCCAACGTAGCCTTGTTTTCGCGTTCCTTCCAAATGACTGCGAGCTTAGTTGCTACAGCGTAGGCTACAACTCCCGATGTGACAGTAATAATTGCCGACCCATACTTAAAAAAAATGGAGACAATACCTGCCAGCGCTTTAAGCAGGTATGTTGAACTGTTAGTGCTGAATGTCATTGCCGGGGCCAGCTTTTCGCCCAGTTCTATACGCACATTTTCGAGCTTGTTTTTTGCCTGTGCCAGTTTAGCATTCCGGTTGTCGGTATTGATGTTTGCCTGCTCAACAGCGGTGTTTGTGCCGGTAACCGCAGCTTCATATTTTTTAAGTTCTTCAATGTTGTTAAGAAGAATTTTGGCTGTTGTAATATTCTCGGTACCAAATATTTTTGTAAGCTGTGTAACCGAAAGGTTTTTCTTTGCGAGGTTTTCAAGCGCTGTAGTCCAGCCAACAATTTTTGGATTGATATCATCAGCGCCGGTTTGCATGTCGAGAATAACGCCTTTGAGCGAGCGACCGGCAATTTCGGCCTGAGAAATACGTGGAGCAAGGGTTTCGAGCGTAGCAACCAGGGTTTCAATTTTGATGTCGGCGTCAGCGGCCACCGTTCCGGATTTTTCAATACCTGTTGTAAGGTATGGAATTTCTCCGGCACCTTCGAGAGAACCGGCAGCCAGGGCATTGACAATTCGGCGGGATTCAGTGGCTTTTTCGTTGTACTGGTTGAGCACCATCGTGAGTGCTTCGATTGAAGGCTGCAGTTCTTCTTTTGATGCGTTGCTCAGAATAATTGCTTCTTTCGTCACATCAACGAGGGCTTCCTTATTTTTTAAAAGTTCAGAGCGGGCAGAACCAGTTTTAGTGAAAGCATCAATGATATCCTGTGCACCTTGTTTAACGCGGATACCTCCTTCGAGTGTGGAAACCGACAAATCTTTAGCTTGCTGCTGCAGCCATTCGAGATCTTCGCCTGCCAACCCGGTTAACGATGACAGGTTATCGACCCGTTCCTCAAAATTTCCAAACGCCTGTGTCGCCTGGTCTATGCTTGCTTTTATGCCCACCAAGGTAAGAGCAGCGCCCGAAATGACACTCCAGTAGCGGTTAACAAAATCAGCTGTTTTGCTGAATAATCCACGCTGTTCGCGGATTTCTCTGTTCACGCCATAGAGTTCAGATCTGAGCTGCTGCAGTTGTGCTTTTTTGTCAGTATATTCCTTCGTATTCCGGTTAAGGCCCTTCATCTCACGGTTCAGGGCTTGGATGGCTTTTTCCAAATCTCTAGCAGAAGCAGACGACATATTCGACAGGATTTTATTCACATCGAATGCCTCGCGCTTGAGCTGCGAAACCTGTTTATTGACGTTCTTTAGTTCACGTTCGGCATCCTTCATGCCTTTCAGATCGCCCGAAGACATGGCTTCGTACATTTTACGACGCCACTTGTCAGCTTCTGCAGTAAGGTTTTTCAGTGCGCTTTTAGCCTGCTCGTCGTTTATGTATACCGGAATCCGGGCTTCTTCGTTTATGTTGGCCATTACATCAGCTTTTTCGGCTAATGTATCACCCGGAATAAGGATGTAAAAGGACACAAAAAAGCCCGGACGCTAATGGTCAGGGCTTGTATCTGTTATTTGTACGGTGATTATTTTTTACTCAACAATCCCCCGAGAAGGGCGATTATAAAAAACAGGATCAAAAATAAAATAATGTATTCCATAATTAATTTTTTGGAAGTTTATACGGTCGTCGCCCAAGTTCTTCCATGGCTTTTTCGAAAAGTTGGTTTAGATCGGTTTTGCTGTTTCGGTCTTCAAAAGATATGTTGACATCTACAGCTTTAAGTATTTTCAGCCAGTTTTCGAGGCTTGGGCAGTATTTTAGGGCAAACATACGGCTAACATTAGAGCGTTGCAGGCCGGTTATTTCGCCAAGTTTTTCGTGCGTTAAACCTTTTTGCTTAGCTATTTCAGCAACGAAAAGCACCAGGGCTTTCCAAGTTTTTTGGTGCGGATTGATAGTTTCATTGTCCATCTTATTTATTTTCGATTGTTAGACTACCAAGTGCATTGCGGCACTGATAAAGGCATCTTTTACAAGATCATAATTTATTGCATCAATTTCAATTATCCTGCGCTTAAAGCGTGATACACGGTCATAATCGTTTTTATCAGCATTTACAACTTTCAAAATTGGAAGCAGGTTTAGTTCAGGGTTACTCAACAACGAACGTAAGGCTACTGCTGATTTTTTTTCGAAAGTTTTCACTATTGATATTCTTAGTTTTGCAATTTCTTTTTTTAGCGCAATTGTTTCCTCTGCGCTGAATGCAGAAACATTTCCACGCCTTACGTCAAAAAATTTCTGCGGTTTAACACCGGCAGTTTCGCAAATTACATTTGCCTGAAAAAAATTTTGATTAAGAATCTCGATAATTCTGTTTGCAATCACATGTTCTGCTTTACTTGCTTCTGTGCCCGGCAAATAATTATCATCAAGATATTTTGCCGGAATGTATCCCCTTGTTTTCCATACCTTTAGAGTATTCTTTGACAATCCGTATTTTTGAATCAATTGGATTGCTTTGTTTTCCTCAAATTCAATTTTTCCAGCCATTGTTTTTTTTATTATATCAAATATATTATTTTTATCTCATAATCGCACCAAAGTGGAATTGAAACTCATAAAAATGTAGTAAGCTTATTCTAAAGATGTAAGCGCTACGATTTTAGAAAACTCCGGTTATTTTTCAACCGGAGTTTTTTTTTTAATCTCTTAAATTGCTATGTTTTAACTGACTTGCTGTTGTCCCGACAATATATTTTCCAGGATAGACAATTACATCAGGATGTTGAATGCCGTCAACTGCGTGGTGTACAAGCAGAACAGGTTCATCTTTAACTAAATATTGCCTACCGTTTTCGCCGTCGGCATATAAAACAGGAGCTACAAATTTATGATGTCCAGCGCCCATTGTTTCGTGAACAAATGCGTTATCCGGATAGCTGTTACCATTTGCATTCTTCAGTAGAAAATCGCCCTGCTGGTACGCAGGATTTTCAACTCCAATACCCAGTTTTCTTAGCCGCGATAAAATTTTGTCTGGATCTCCATTCATCCATCCTTTTGAAGCGGGAGCACGATGAATATAAATATGTCCGCTGTCTCCAACAAAAATTGCATAGCAAAATTTTTGATTACCTGAAAGTTTTCTGTGTATCCAGTTTGTACAGGAAACTTCGCCTCTTAAATACAAAGCCTGTTGATTTTTTGAAATGGAAAAATCTACCCACTCGGTGGCTACTGATGCTTTGTTTTGTCGTCCGATTGACTCAAAAAGCTCAACAGTAATTTCACCTGTTTTTTGATCTACGTTGATTACCGGAAAAAAATTCTTTGCAGTGTTCCAGTTTCCGGTTGGGTTAACAACTGAAGTTGATGTTTTAAAACTTAAAGTTTTCATTTTTCGTTTGCCGCATTGTCCTGTTGCCGCCAGGTTTCTTTGTTATTGATAATCCAAAGATAAATAAAAAATCAATACGTCGTATCAAATTTGATACATTTTTTTAAATTATTTTAATCAGTTTTCCAGGTTTTATGATCGTTGGTCCAGCGGCCGAATTGCTGGCGGCGTTGGGCATAATTCCGGGCAGTGCGGGCGTTGCTTTGCTGCCTGTACATTACTGTGCGGAGGTTTGTAACTGTTTTTGCATATCCGAGCGATGAATAGCGCTGATCGAAATCGTCCTGCAGGGTGTTAATCATAGAAAAGGTGATTGCTTTTGCATATTGCTCCATCAAAATTTCCCGCAGGCGCATCACCTGTCCGTAATATTTTTTTGAATACCATTCCTTCGGCTGCCGGGTTGGGGTAAATCCTAAATCTCCGGAATTACCTTTCGACATCTCCCGGCCGACACCCATATCGACAAAAATTCCGTACAATTTAAAAGAAAACTCAATTTTGTCGATATCATTGCCGGCATTTACCAACATTTCGTTTAAAAGCGAATCATTTAGAAGTCCCCTATAGTAAACCTTCAGCTCAGTAATTTTGGCGTGCCATTTTTCCAGGACAATATCGGCCCAAGCATTGATGGTATCGTTTATGTCAACCTTCCCATTCGGCTGCATTGTACACCAGGTTTACGGGATTTTCGACAGTGAAAATGAAGTACAGGCCGGAAGTTCCGAAAGCAAAAGCCGGTGGAACTTCAAAAAAACGGATTTGCTCCATGTTCAGCACCGGGATACTGAGCTTGTCTTTAATCAATTTCGACAGGATGCTGCGGAAGATGGTTTTTGCTTCGGACAGTATCTCTTCGCGCTGCTCCATGTTGCCGTAATCGGCACGGCCAATGATGTAAACCGTGTAAGGGCGTCGCTCAAAATAAGCTCCTCCGGAACGAAACGTGATACCATCCTGGCTGTCGTCGATGGCAAAAAAGAATTTATTCCTTTTGAAATTTTCCAGGACTCCTTCAAGAGCAGAAGTGCCGCTTACCTTTTCAAACCGGTACTTTTCTTTTGTGAGTTTCAGCTTCCCGTGAAGGTCTGACATATATTGAATCGGATCGAACATGGCTCATACAAATTGAATGTGATTACACAACCAGATAATTCCTTTAATTATCCAAATTATACAGCTAATCAATCCTGCAACAGCAAGAAATCCTAATAATTTCCAGAACCAAGCCGGTCCAAAATCAAGTCCCATAATTTTAATTTTTTGGTGTATACAAATCGGCTTCGATGGCGCGTTGCTCCAGCTCGTCGAGGGCATCCCACACGGGACGACGCAACAGAACGGGTTTCAACGTAATATCGCCGTTGTTAAGCTGATGAATCATGCCGTTGATGTATTCGCGCACATTAAACGGCCGGGTTGACTTTTTCCCGGAGAAAAGCGCTTTACAGCGTTTCGGAACATACGCCCTGAACCCGATATACCACAGGAATACCGTATATTTCATTTCGGGGCGCACCCTGCTGAACCGTTTTGCCCGGCTTTGAATTTTTTCGGCATCCCAGCGTTTCCACGGGGCGCGGTACAGGCAGGCAATAAGGTTGTCGAGGTGCTGTTCATCCTTTGTTTGAACATAGGCAAAGTAATAGTTTTCGGACATCAGGTACTCCTCGAATGTAGCGTTATATAACCTGAAATGCCGTGCTTTTGCTAAACCTATCCACCGCAGCGGGTGAACCTCGTCCGGATTAAGCAGGAAATCCACTTTTTTGTTCATTTCAGCCAGTTGATCGGCATACAAAATAAAGGGCCGCTTAACCGACTTGTGCCGGAACCACCATGCTCCGGGTTCATCTTTTACTTCTTTCAGCAGTTTCAGCCCGGTAATTTTCAGCAAGGCTTTCAGCAAAAATTCATCTTTAGGATATTCCTGCAGGTACAACAGCGCAATATATTTCAACTGGTTGGCCGAAAGTTCGCCGAGCTTTATGGGGATGGTAATTCTGAGTTCATTTTTCATTACCAAATGCTGTTAAAAATCGGATCCTCGATAATGTTTACATAACCGGCAGTGGCACGCGCCAGGTATTCGCTGCTGGCAAAGTAGGTCGGGAAATCGGCCTGGTGTGCATCGATATAGCGCAGGGCGTCGCCGGCAATTTTTTCTGCAGCTTCGGTGTTTCCGTTCACCAGGCAGCCAAGTGCATATTTCAGCAGGGTTATCACCTTCCGGTCGCCAGCGGTAACATCGGCATCGCGTTGTTTTTCGAGCAGTTCTTCCAGGTAATCTTTCGAGAAAACCGGTTCCAGTCGGATCATCGTTTCATGGATCAGTTTCGGGCGCAGTTTCAGAAAATCGCGCCGGGTGCCTTCCCAATTACCATACTGCTGCAGCTCGGTGGCAGTACGGATCAGGCAGTCAGTCATTACCGAATAGGCAGGTGATCCTTTCCATTCATCGTGGTAATCGGTGTGCGCTTCCAGAAAATAGATCAGCAATTCAGTTTCCGAATCCCGGCGTACAAGGCATTGTTCCCTAAGCCGATCGACGCGCTCTTTGCTTGCCGGCACTTTATTTTGTGCCGAAATTACAGCAAACCCGTTGTTGGTCAAAACTAGGTCGAGAAAAGGAATAGCCTCCCAGAATGCCTGGTTCCCGATAACCGACCGGCATAACCGCAGAAGATCTTCATCGGCGAAATTTTCAGCGTTTACCAGGTCGTACAAATCTTTGCCCAATACCTGGCTTTTAATCCAAATTTCGGCACTCTGAATATAAGGTTCAACATCCGAAAAATTTTCGATGCCCACCGCGGTTGGTAAGGCTTTCTGAAACTGTTCAAGCGTTTTGAGTATCATCTTCAGCAGGTTTTTTTTGTGAAACTTCTTTGGCGTCGGTTTTCTGATCAAGCGTAGTGAGCATCAGGTCGGGGATATCGTACTCCAACTCCCAGCCGTTAACATCATTCAGCATGTAGAAAGGCTGAATCATGATGTCGCGCGTGAGTTTTTCAAGCGCCTGTTTCATGGTGAACAGTTCACGGGCTTCAGTTCCGTTAATCGATTTCCCTTTACCAGGACTGGATCCGATCAACGACGGGTGAACGCTCATGCCATAACTCACAATGTTGGCGGCTTCCTCAGAGTCTTCAATCCAGTCGCCGCCCTCTTTGTCTTTTTCAGTGCGCTCGATTCTTACCATCTGCACTTCCTTGCCGTTCGGGTCGATGTAGTAGCTCGATATCCATTGCTTGCCGGCATTTTCCTCGTTAGCCAGGAAGTTTTTGATGTTGTTCACTTCCTTCGTCTGTCGCTTTTTTTGTTCTTGCGGATCGTTTATTTTTTCGGCAGCGAAAAGTTTAGAGAAATAATCTTTGTGCAAATACACAATAAACCGGAGGAACATCCCATTACGCATTTTCGCTTTTTTGGCTGTCGGGATCATCTGTTTGATATCGAACCATCCAGAATTAAAAGTGGCAGCATAGTAAGGGAAAGGATAGTATTTTTCGCCTGCAGTCGGAATTTTATTGACGATAGCAAACATACGATCGGTGGTTGCCTCACGCTTTTGGCCGGTTGCCGGGTCCTCTTCCTTTCCCAGGCGCACCATCAGGTCACCCACCGGGTCGTCGAGGTCGAGCAGCGGGATGGCTTCCACTTCATTATCTTTTGGCTTTTTTTTCCAGTTGGCATAGAAAACATGTTCGATATCGCCATCGTCGTTGCAGGTTTCGAACCGGCAGTTGATGGCTTCCTTGTGGCGGATCTGCACAATTTTATTGCCTTCAGCATCAACAATCACCACCAAAACCGAAAACAAAAAGTGTTTGATATCGGTGAATTGTTCGGCCCAGAATTTTACCAGGTTATTGCGCCTGAAGAATTTTTTAACCTCCTGGTTCTTGTACTCTTTGCTTAGCACCGGAATATCATCGTCGGTAACCTGGAAACCCCGGCCATAGGCACACGATATGTTAAACCACATGTTTGATGACATCACTTCGTCGGTGCGGATTTTTTCGATTACCTGGTACGGCTGTTCGTTATCGCTTCCCCAGGGGACATAACCGCGGTAACCTTCTTTTACTTCAACAGGCTTAACATCCTCATAATCGAAAATCCGTTTGCTTTCTTCAATAAACAGGGCAGTAAATGCCTCGTTTTGTCCATGAATGGTTTGAACGCCAAAGGAAACAAAATCACTATCATTTTCCTGGCTCCGGGAAGATGATGGTGGCGCCGGTGGATTCGGATAAGCTGGCATTTTCCTTGTCATAAGTAAACCTCCTCCCCGCTGACCTCGAAAATGAGCACGGCTTTAACCTTCCGGAATTGATCGGAATTCAGGAATTTGAGGTTAAAAGTGTTTCCGTGGAAATACGAGCTGGTGCAAACCACGTTTTCGGCCGTTACAACCTCGCCGTTCTTTTTCCAGAACCGGCAGTTGAAAGGCTGGCCGCTCTCAATGATTTTCCGTGCATTAGCCAGGTGCAGCATATTAATCAAATTATAATTGATGAATGATTAATTATTATTTGATTGAAAGATAGCTGCGGTGGTGGGGAGGGGAAAGGACAAAAGGTTAATCGGGAAAAAAATCCGAAAGCAAAGACCTTATTTCAGCTATTATTAAAAGGCGCTCTGCTTCCGGAAGTTCGGTTTCGAGTTTTTTAAGGAGTTTCTCTATTTTCTCCTGGTATTGTTTGCTATTCATAAAAGGCCCCTCCCATCTTATTTTGCACAACACTCTCCTGGCGGAAAAATGTATATAAGACAGAAAGGGCCCGTATTTGCCCCTTCTGTCCGCCAGAAGTATTTAATAAGTGTTGTGCGATGTAAAGATATAGATTTTCAACAAAAAAAAACCAGCGGGTTAACCGGGCGTTTTGTTGAATAATCTGCGTTTGCAGATTATTCTTACCAATTATTATCCTCCGCTTTTTGGCCCAGGGATGCTGTTAAATCAGAGATAATATTATGCAGTTGATTTTCAGCTTCAATTGTTGCATTTTTATTGGATTTAGCTGCTAGTTCAATCTGTTTTTTGCTAATACCCCAAGGTACAACACCTTTATTTTTTAGATTCTCGGTGACTCCCTCAGGCGTTGTCATGTATTGCAGCATCTCATAGGAATATTTTTCGGATCCTAACAACGGACTAAATTCAGAGGATTGTATTTCGTATCGGTATTTGCCATCTTTAAATTGAACCATAAGAGTAAAATACATGTTCAATTGCAACTCAGACTGATTTCGTCCATCAGGATACGAAATGCGCTTTACGCCTTTTCCAATTATTTTCTTTTCGGCCGGATCATTCAACTGAATCACATCATTTGCTGATTTAAATGTTAAGGCAAACCATTCATTTGCCTTAGCATATAGCTGGTCTGCTGTTTTGCCGGGTATTTCAACAACCTCCGAATATTTCTGTGATGAACAAAACAGAGCAGATAGGAAGAATGCAAAGAAGAGTAGTTTTTTCATAATTTTTGGTTTTATGGTTAATCGCGTACAAGGTACAATTTTTTTTGTAAGGGATCGACAGCAGGAGAACCGGCAAAAATGAAACAATAAACCCGATAGAGCGATTGCAAATGATGATAAGAAATTTGCCTGAAATGCAATGAAGGTTGTGTAAAACACAAATAATCGCGGAACACCATGTCGGGGCGCGAGAATAGCGCAAAGCTATCCTGCGGAGTTGTTGCGGTACAACTTCCAAACCCTTTGTTTTTTCAGATTAACGGCTATTTCTCAAAAAACATTGCGAAAAAAACTAAGCCTTATATGTGCACAAAAAAAATTAAATCAAACTTTCTTCAAATTCTTCCACACCAACCGGCTGGCGGCGTGGTTCAGGGTGCAGTTCGGTTTGTTTCGGCTTAATTACCTGTGTGTCTGCAAAAAGGTAACAAATAGGCCAATATTTAAACTCTTCCGGCTCTGTGCTGCCTTCCGGCACTTGCGAAACTTTGCGGGGCTGTCCCCAAAATAAAAATGCTTTACTCCCCTTTTTTATGGTGTATCCCTGGGCTTTCCACTGGTTGAACGTGTTAAACTCTGAAATTTCCTCATTGCCTTCCTCGTAGGTTTCACGCAAACCTTCGTTTACTGTGTCGTAAATTCCGTCTTTGACTGCCAGCCGGATCACCTGACTTAATGCAATCAGAGTTTTGCGGTTCTGGATATATTGTTCTTTCCGGCTCTTTTGTTTATCTTTGTTCATGATGACAATAATTTAAAATGTTAGGCATTTTGAATTTTTGGAAAGCGGGGAATGAGGTTCCCCGCTTTTTTCTTTTCAGGCTGCAATCTTCTTTTTCAGTTCCTCAATTTTCGTCTCCACCTTACCAAGTAAGTAACTAATTATATCGCCAATCAAAACCGGATTTTGCAGCGCAAAAACCTGCGTTTTGTTATACTTGTTGCCGGCTTCAATGCTCAAAACAAAATCTTCTGTTTCAAACTCATTTTTAGCTGCTACCTCTGCAATTTTATCAAGATGCTGACTAAGGTTCTGGGCGTTTGCTTCCAGTTTCGAAAGCTTACGGATCAACTCTTTTTTGTGGTTGAAATACTCGATCCGGCTATTAAGGTCCTGCGGAATTCCGTTTAACCTGGCTGTAAGTTCTTCAACCTTTCTTTGAAGTTCTTCAACGCTTGGTTGCTTTGTCGCTCCCTGGGTGATAGCTTTTACTTCGGCGGTGTCTACTTTTTTTACTTCCATAACGGGTGCACCTTCCCCCGCTTGCTTTTCTGCATTAGTTTTTGATGACATAATTTAAAAATTTATTGTTATACATTCTGAAACTAAAGGTTTCCCCTCTCATTTCGTTATACTAATTTACTAAAAAAACAAACAATTGCAAAACACAAAATACACCAAAACAGTCAGTTATAACTTTTCGCAAGTTTATTAATGTGTTCGAAGCGAATAGCTGAGCGAAAAAATATTTTTAATCAAAAATGAATCCAGACCCTTTTTTAGTTGATTTCCGGGGTTATAAAACCTATCATTTTGAGTGTCAAAAAAAAAGATTTGCAAAACTTTTAAAAAGTTTTGACATCGTACTACGTACCCCGCACCGCCCTGAGCCGCTTTCACTCATTACCGACCCCAGATCACCCGTAATATGCCACGGTATTTAGAAAAATTCTAAACAGCGGGCGCGGTGCGGAGGATCGTATGTAGGCAGGTAATTACCGGAAGATACTCACGATTGAATCATCGTATTCGTCATTAATAGCAAACTTATTCATGCCGATGAATAGCGTATCCCATGCATCAGTACCATCAGTGCGATGTTGGAGTAGGTCTTCTTCCGACTCAGCCAACTTCTCTCCTGATTTATCTTTTTTGAATCCTTCAGCTCCTATTCGTATTCCAGTGTTTTCCATGGCTAACAGAAGAGCTTCATTGTTAGGCTTATTGAATAAAGGAAACAACCATCGCTGACCTTTCATCGCCTGGAATATCATCATGTGTTTATCCTTGTGGGGCATTGGATTGCCAATGTGCACCCGGTTAACGGACCAATCCAGTCGCTCAAACTCGGAGCAAATCACGGATGCAAAGTCATCCTCACCAACAGCATAGTTGGTTCCCAGGGCTGTGTTGTCGTAATAATATATAACCTCACGTTTGTTGTGGTGGCGATAGTAACTGCAGAAATCTTGCACCAGCTCTCTGACCTTTCGCTCGTACTTCACATAGAAGCTCTTGAGCGTCTTCATCTTTATTCCTTCTCGTTGACCGCAAACCAGCCAGTTAATGTTTGCATTGTAGTCAAAAGCAATACAGATGGGCTTATCTTTATTCAGATCTCCATCCTGCAGGCAGTTATCATTTTTGTCAGTGTATTTGAAATCTAAGCTATCCAAGTAGCTGTTGTCAAAAGCATCATAATAGTGAATCTGCTCCTGCATTGCAGCATAGAAGTTATCCCGCTGATTGTTAATTTTCTTGCAAAGTATCGATGTTTGAAATACAAGCGGTGGCAAATCCCTTTTCATTTGCTTAATATATCGCTCACCTAATAATTCTAAGTTCTCGATGCTGGACCATTCACGGTAGTAAACGGCCACGCTGCGAAGTTTAGCCAGGGCAATATCAAGTTCGCGCAAATAGGTTGCGTGATAGGGTTTCGGGTCAATAGCCATCCGCTGTTTTACTTCCCATTTTTCGAAAATCAGCCCATGAATTGTTTCAATCAATTCCGGGTCCATCTTCTCTTTATAGGTCAGGAACCAGGAACCGGCTTTGGTAGTTA